CAGTCATGGGGAAGTGGTTGCAATGCGGGCGTTTAGGGGAGTGGGCTACCAGTGGTCGGCCGATGTTCTTGGCAACTTTAGCAAGGGCATCGTGGCTGAACCTCGAGCACCGTGGTTGCGCTGGACCGACGTTTTACGGGGCTGGGCCGGTGGGGGCCTAGCTGGCGCGTTTGAGCGACCTGTGCAGTCGCTTGTTCTCCCCTCGTAGGTCAGCTACGGATGGTCGGTAGCGCACTGCTGTGGTCTTGAGGCGTTTAAGACGTTTCCCAGGGGAGTGCTTCTCGGGCTACCGCCAGACGTGGCTGATTTCTGCGAGACCAGGCGGAGGATGTATAGGGTCTGGACCCCTGGCCTGGGTGGGGTCTGGACCCCCGTGGTGCACGCCTCTTGTGCACACAATATGGTGGCGGGCTTGTTATGCCGCACCATGAGCTCCACACCTGGCATTACCCCTGAAGGCGAAACGATGTTCGCGAAAGCGACTAGTGAGCTATTGGCAGTTCTCAGGGGTCGTGTAGGTTCTGTAGAACCGTGGAGCTTCGAGCAGGTGGTGGCCTCGTATAAGGAGAAGAGGCTACGCGTGAGATACGAAGAAGCTTTAACTTCCCTGCGCAATGAGGGTCTTTGCACGAGGAGTGATGCAAAGGTTAAGGCTTTTGTTAAGGCTGAAAAGTTAGCTAGGTACAAGGTTCATAAGCCCCGTGTTATAATGGGAAGAAGCCCCCGTTATAACTTGGAGTTAGCCAGCTACTTGAAGCCCGTTGAACACGCTGTGTACCCCCACTTGCGAGGGTGGGGTAAGCGCTTCTATACACACACCCGTTTGATTGGCAAGGGGCTGAATTCGAAGCAGCGTGCGGCTCTGATTCGTCGTAAAATGTCGTCTTTTCCTGACATGGTTTGTTTTGAAATAGACGGCAAGTCTTTCGAGTCTCACTTCACTCTGCCCGTGTTGAGGGAAGAACACAGGGTTTACACCAGTCTGCTCAAGTCCCGGCGCCTGGCAAAGCTTTTGTCTTGGCAGGAAAGCTTTGACGGGGTTGGGCATGGTGTAAGGTTCCACGTGGATGCGGTGCGAGCTTCGGGCGATTTCAACACCGGCCTTGGCAACACTTTGGTGATGTGTTGTTTGGTGTTGGCTTCGGCTAAAGCTATTGGGTCACGCTTTGATTTTCTCGCGGACGGAGACAACGCAATTGTCTTCGTACGGGAGCGTGACCTCGCATCGTGGCGCGCGGAGCTTCCTGTGCAGTTCCTGAAGCAGGGGTTTGAAGTGACTATGGAAGCGCCGACAAAGGAGCTAGCGTGTGTGCCGTTTGGGCAGTCTAAGCCATGTGAGACGTTTGATGGCTGGACTATGGTGCGTGACCCGTTTAAGGTTCTTAGTCACGCAGCTTGCGGGTATAAGCACTACGGAGAAATCCGTGGTGGCACTAGAGTTCTTAGATCCGTAGCCTATTGCGAAGCGGTGCTAAACGCTGGAGTTCCTGTTTTGCAGGAATTCGCGCATGCCATGTTGGCAGCCACTCGTTCCGTCAAGCTTAACGTCAAGGCTGTGATGGAGGACTACCAACATGCTCAGGTTCTCTCTAGTGGGGTCGATTGGGCGAAGGCGGCGAAGAAACCCGTAACCGCCAGGGCCCGAGAGTGCTTCGAGTTAGCATGGGGGGTTTCAGTAGACGACCAGCTGCGCATGGAGCGTGAGCTCGCCAAAAGTTTCGTCGTTCCGAGCGAGTGGCCTCAGGAACTACTCGAGACGGAGTTACCGGATGGACGTGACCTTTGGAGTCTGGTTGACCATAGGTGGCCTTCGGGTGTCAGTGGTTAACCGGCGCGCAGTGGAATAGCGAGTCGAAGGGGATGGCCTGGGCAGTGTGAACCTCTGCCAGAACTGGTGAAAGACTCTGGAGCCTACTACATGGTTGTATTAGTCCGCTGAGTCACAGTTCCCTAGGCCTGGGTGAGTACTGGGAAACCGACGTGTTTCTAGGGGTGAGGACACCAACGGAGGCCCGATCTGGCTGGGACCCCGGCTTCCACCTGCCCAAGGTGGTTTGATGTTTACCGGAGCCTGGTGGTTTTGAACAGGCGGAGGGAGGGGCCCTTTCCTTGAGGAAGGTAGTTTTTCCCAAAGGCTGGAATTGCTGCTGGGTGTATGGGGCACTGTAAAGCGCATGGGGCTCGGGTGAGCAACCCACGGTGGCTAGTGGGCTTTGTCGTGGGGTAACAGAAAACCCACGGACGCTGGGAGGTCTTGCGTGTGGGCATTGGTAGTGCTGGTGGGGTTTACTGTCGTGTGTAGCGAGCACGAACGGTTTGGGTGCGTGCGTCAGGGCAATCGTGCGCGTGAAGCCCACTCCGGCAGTCCCCTCTGCGTGCGGGATAACAACAAACCCGGCGACAGTGTGTTCCAATGCTGAAGCGTAAGGCCGCAATGAAGTCCCGACTTTGCACGGATTGAAGTGCGTACCAGGAAAGCGCAGGGTACGGGGGTTTTGGCATGTTTGATCTGGCCTGGCTAAGTAACCACTTTGCCCTGGATCGCGAAGCCTAG